TAAGCGCGCCGACACGCTTGGTGGCGCCGGGAACGTCATTGCGTGGAAGGCCAATGCCGACAATAAGTCGCAGGTTTATAGCGAGCTGCGCGATAGCTTGATGCTGCGACGACTGGAGATACGCTCTCCTGCCCTGGTGGCGCAGATGCAGGCCATTGTCGAGGATGACGGGTACATCTCTGCCGGACCGGACACTGGGGAGAACGACGATCTGGTCAGCGCCCTGGTTCTGGCGCATCATGCCTGGGTCGAGTGGCGCCGTCCGATGCTGGTAGCCCGAAACCTGACCTGGGGCAGCGTCAAGGAGCCTCCTCCGGCCGGTGATGCATCGACCATGCTGTCCCATGCGTTTTCCAGCCATTGGTCTATGATCAACCGGAAGGCGCGGGTAAGGCAGGAGAAATTCTGATGGCCGATCCTGCTTGGCTTGTTCATGACCGAGAGGTTGAAATTCCGGCTCTGAAATCGCCGGAAGGGCGGTCAATTGCGATCCTGTTGCGTCATTTCGGCTTTCCTGTGCATCGCATTGGGGCGCTGTGGGACTGCAACCAGGGGCGTGTAGCTGAGGCAATTGGTGAGCAGCGCGATGCCAATCGTTAGAACCTACGGCTGCCTCGAATGCAATCATCTCATGGATGTGACGCTGACTATGGAGCAGTGCGACGATGCTCCCCCTGAATGTCCTATGTGCGCTGATCGCAGAATGCATCAGCAATTCAAGCCCGTTGCCATTACCGGGTCCACCTCTGCCCGCGCCCGTGATCTTGCAGAGGACATTGCCGCCAACGACTACCATGTGGCAGACATGCAGCGCGAGCACCGCCCGGAAGGTACCCCTCAGGTGCGTTACCGGGATCAGACACCGGGCGCATTGTCCAGTACTTGGGGCGGTGTCTCGCACTCGGCAATGGAGGCGGCCTTTGCTGCCGGGCGGCACACGAGGCTCAATTTCGGTTCGGGGTTGGACATCTTGCAGAGCAACATCAAGAAAGGGATAGAGCCCGATCTGATCGCCAACTCGAAGAGGCGGGCCATGAAGGTGTGGTGATGGGTGTCGTCATTGGCGATAGATTTTTTTATCACCCAGACCTCATAGACCTCACCGCATTGAACATATGGGAACTGGCGCATTATAAGGACTACATCAGGGCGTGCCTCACTAAACTGCCTGACTCCCCAGTTCTTCAAAGCAAGCTTGAAGCCATAGAGCGTGAGGTAAGGTGGCGTGCTGAAGATACCAAATTTTAGTAAAGACGGCACCTTCGAGCTGTGGGTCAGGGAGGTTATTGATGAGTGTATGGCCTCCGTCGAAGACCGCGCCATGGTTTACACCAGGGCAGCTCAATATTACTACACCGGCACCTACGACAGTCGTGCAGCAATATACAACAAAACTAAGCCATTCATCGATAAACTCAGTGGGTTTCTCATGCAGCCCACCGATGTACGCTATCAGATCATATTCGACAGCGGTGAGCCCGACAATGTTCTGGAGCGTGCCCAGTTGGTATCCGAAAAGTTGACCGCTGATTACCGACAGACTGACAGCGACATCACCTTTTCCGAGGCGGTGACGTGGTCGATGATTAATGGCTGTCAATTGTTGAAGCACTTTCCCAGTGAAGCCAGTTCCACCTTCAAGGTGGCGATGGTTCATCCCCAGAATTTCGGAGTATTAGGTGAGACGGTCTTGGACCTCGATGAGCAGGAGGCATTTTGCCATGTTACCTATCCTACGATCAGTCGCCTTCGCACTATCCTTGCTGATCACCCCAAGGGAAAGGAAATTCTGGCTCGCATCTCTGAGGGCCGTCCAACCCAACAGGACGAAGAGCAACCTTCTTATTTCCACCAGATGGTGGTTGGGGGTCTTAATCCGCTTGGTGAACCGGGTGGGGCGCCACGGTCCGAAGCTGCGGGAATTGTTAATGTCTTCCCCGTACCTACTCCATGGAAGCCCAACCGGAGAATTTCTCCCACCGTCAAATTCTGCGAGCTGTGGATCAAGGATCGCGACAGAGGGGGCGACTACACCACCATGCACGTCGTCTACCCCGACATCGTCATCGAAGGTGACGTCACGCGACGCAACCTATCTCGCGTTCCGGGACATTCATCATTCATCAAGGTTCAACCACAAGTCACGCCCGGATATTTTTGGGGGAGAAGCCTGATATCCGACGTGCAGATGTTGCAGGACGTAGTGAACAAACGGCTGCGCGACATCAAGGTCATGTGGGATAGAAACGTCAATGCGCCGCAGGTCTTTTCTGGCTTCACCTCGATCACGGAAGAGCAGTATTATAAAATCATCAACGAGGGGGGATTTCTCAACGATCCAAACCCAAATGCCAAAGCGCAGAAATTGCTTGATCCGCCGCCACAGAATTACATGGAAGAGCTACAGTTTCTCTTCCAATTATTTGACGAAGCGTCCGGCTTTTCGCCGATTATGTCTGGTCAGGGCGAACCTGGAGTGCGAGCCGGCGTGCACGCGCAGACGCTGGTTCGAACTTCTTCGCCGCGTCTTATTGATCAAGCGGCCCGTATTGAAAGGCAGCTCGCTCAAAGCGGATACTTGAGCCTGCGCATCATGCAAGCTATGGACGCTCTGATCTACACCACCGACAAGGGAACTCAGTTTACCCTCCATGACCTACCCGATAATTTCCAGGTTCAGGTTGATAGCCACAGCGCATCTCCTGCCTTTGCGGAAGACAGCCGCCAAGTTGCCATTGCGCTGGCCAGGGCGGGAGCCATTGATGGGGAAGACCTTATTCATATGCTCCACCCCCCGGGGGCCGAGCTTCTATTGGCTCGTCTGCGTCAGCGGCAAAAAGCTGCCGCTCAAGCGGCCCAGGCCGAGGAGAAGAAGGAGTTGATCAAGGACGTGCTGGGGTTCCCCAGTAAATCAAGGGGTGGGCAGGCAGGGCGACGCCGGCGCTAGCTAAGGTAGGGGCGGCGCTGCGCGCCGCTTGCTACAACCATAGCTTGGGATTACCCTGCACGCGCCTCGCGATGGGCGCCGCCCCTGCCACTACCCCACCCCCCATCCCCAGCCGTGGCAGGGGCGGCTTTCGAAAAGGCAAATTTATGGCATTTACCGATGCCGCTGACACCGCCGGACCACAGGGAGCCGACCAGCCACAGGGCGGACCGCCGGACCAGGGCGGCTCTGCTGGTCCTTCTCCTGGCGGCGGTGCTCTACCTTTTCTTCGCAGAGGTGCTCAGCCTTCTGCTCCTGGACCCGGTGATCAGGCATCCGCCATGACACAAATCCAAAACGCCGTATCCATGCTTCAGGCGGCTTTGCCGAGCCTGCCGGCGGGTGGTCCTGTTCACACATCGGTTCTTCGTGCCGTGCAGCAATTGAGCCGTCATATGGCACAGGGGCAGCCCACGGCCGGCGCTCAGCAGACTGCCATGGGCGATACGCTGCGCAATATGCTGCGCAATGCGCTATTGTCCCGGATCATGCAGGGCCAGCAACAGCAGCGCGGACAGCAGGGCGGTGAGGGCATGATGCCGCCGCCGCCAATGCCATCAACGCCATTACCGGGAGCATGAAATGACTTATGGGGAAAAAGCGGTTGGCTTGAGTTTCAATCCGAGTGGCGACCAGTATGTCGAACGCCTCAAGAAGCTTTATGCTGAAATCATTGACATTTGTGCTGATTTGAGCGCAGAGGCCAATAGCGACAACGCCAAACGTCTCTATTCGATTTCCATTGCTGAAGCTCAGGGCGCTCAGATGTGGGCGGTCAAAGCAGTCACTTGGAAGGACTAACCAATGGCCCAGAACCGCAGTTACGACCCGCCGATTTCGACCCCACCCGAGACCCCGCCGCGCACGGTCCTACAGATCGATACTCAATCCGAGATTTCGGAGTGGGGTGCCCTTGGCAAGGTCGTGCCCAAGCCAGAAGGCGGTGTGAAGCTCCAGCCGTCGATCATCGGCAAGAACAATAACAATTAAAGAAAGGGAACCGTGCTTGCGCACGGTAGGCGGTCATGCCCCGTGAGGTTTCTGACCAGGAATATCAATGGCTCCAGGGTCGTGCCCAGGTGGCCGACTTTGTCGAGTCGATTTATAACGATCCTCAGCTTGCCAAGGAGGCCAAGGCGCTGATCAAGCGGAAATACCCTCAACTTCAAATCCCTGATTATGACATCGAGCAGCGCGTCAATGATCGCCTCGATGAGGAGAAGAAAAGGCGGGATGATGCAGAGAAGGCTGCCAAGGATGCGGCCGAAGACACTCGCTATAAGGAAACCCGCTCCAAGGTGCAGAAGGATTATGGCTTTACAGATGACGGTATGAAAGACCTTGAGAAATTCATGGTCGAAAGGTCTGTAGGCGATTACGAGGTTGCCGCGACCTATCATGCCGCCAAGAACCCCAAGCCAATTGCTGCTGATGATGGTGATGGTCGTTGGCATCACGATAAAGAGAAGGATTTTGCGGAGGTGTCAAAGGACCCGGAAGGCTGGGCGCGCAATGAAATCCTGGGTGCTCTGCGCAGGGATGAAGAGCGCATGAGAGGTTGGAGGTAACATATGCCAATTTTAGGCACTGGCCTAATCCCGAGCGGACCGATTGGCCTCGAATTGGAGGCTACCGTCCGTCGTGTATTTGCGCAAACTGTGGTCAATCTCCTTTATCGGCAAAACCCGTTACTGAGCCTACTCCTCAGAAATGCCATTCGCGCATCGGGCGGTGTGAGCCCATATACCCAGCCGGTGCAGACTGGTCAGTATGTCACGTCGAGCTGGATGGGGCCGTCAGGGCAATTCAACCTGCCCACCGACGTGGCGGCCACCGTCAACGCCGAGTTCAACTTGTGTGCTCTGGCGACCCCGGTATCATCTCTTGGCCTAGAACAACTTGTGACGCAAGACGCCATTGCGGTGGCATCTCGGTTGATGTTGAAGCTCAATGACCTCAAGAACAGTTCGCTCAACGCCTTGGCGGTTGCGCTGTTTGGCAGCAATTCGGCCAATACTGCTACGCAGATGTTCGGACTGCTGGATGCTTATGACGACGGTACTACTGTCGCTGTATATGGCGGTCTTAGCCGCGCTACTTATCCTACATGGGCCGGTCTTGTGGTTCCTGCTGCCGGTGCAATTCTTACTCGCGCTACTTTTATACCGTCACTACTCAAGGCTGTGAAGCATAGTGGCGGTGAGGCGCTTGATTTTGTCGTTACCAGCATTGAGGATTGGACAACGCTTCTGACAGATTTCATGTCGGTTGAGCGCTACAACAACGATCCATCAAGTAGATGGGGTAAGGATGATCCGGTTAATTCAGGATTTCGTGGATTATTACTTGGGGACACTCCTATTTTCTTCGACCTTAATTGCCCTGTTGGCACTGCTTTTGGTTTTAATAGCAAGTATATTACGCTTGTGATCCACGAAGACGCGAATTTTGCTTGGACTGGGTGGTATTCTACTATTCCACAAGGCCAGATTGCATCGGTCGGCTTGTCCTTGTCGGCCCTCAACCTCGTCTGCTCCAAGCCCTCAACCGGTGTAATCTTCAAGGGCATCACGGGCGGACAGGCAGGCTTCCCGAGCGCGCCGCCGCCGTAGGAGGCCATTGTGTGGAACTTTCCACCATTCCCACCGCCGAACCCGCCACCGGGAACGCCGCCGTTCATCAGCAACATCCCATGCCCCAAGGTGCCCCTCCCCGCGTTCCCGTGCCGCTATACGCTGCCGGGGAGCCATCTACTTGATCCGCCCTATAGCGCCCAGACCCCGACGTGGCCGCGTCCGCGCTTTCCGTGGCCGTTCGAGACGGAGAGCCGTGCGCCCGGCACCGGACTTTTGGGCGGCTCTGGAGTGCCATGCTGATGGGCGATCCCGAGCATCTTGCGCTCCCTGAGCCGTTGGCGGTCCCTCCTCCCGCGACCGGCACCGGCACCTCGACCGGCACCACCAGCCTGACGGTCAGTGCAGTCACCGGACGCATCTATGTCCCGGCAACAGTAACCGGGACTGGAGTGCCTGCGGGGACGACGATTGTGTCAGGTCCGCAGGCGGGTGGCGCTGGCGTCTACACCACCAACCAGAACACCACCCTGACTGCGGTTGCCCTGACCTTCACGCCAGCGTCTACGACGCCGGTCTTTCCCGATTTCGTCCCGATCCTTCCACCGCCGCTGATCGGCAATCCACCCCCGCCCGCATTCCCGCCCCCGTCTATTCCTGTGCCCACTGGACCGATTGTCGGTCCGGCGGTCTCTTCTGGTAGCGGCCCGACCTATCCTCCCACCACGGGCCTTCCCGCGACGGGGACGGGCACATCTACGGGCACCACGGCTCTGACCGTCAGCGCCGTTACTGGCACCATCATGATCGGTTCGACCGTGACGGGTACGGGAGTTCCGGCCAATACCAAGATCACGGCTGGCCCGGCCGGAGGCGGCGCTGGCGCCTACACGACAAGCGTTGCCACAACCCTGACCTCTGTGGCGCTGACGTTCACGCCCGATCCTGCGGTCTTCCCCGGCTTTTCCACGACCTTCCCGGTTCCGACCTTTGTCGTCTCTAATGTCTGGACCGTTCCCACCTTATCAGGAGGTGTATGGACCGACACGTTACCGCCATATACGGTCACGACGCTGTGTGTGTCCTCCGGTGGTTGGGGGGCTCCGGGTCCGACCAGTGCCGGTCCGGGTCCGCCCAGCTCCCCCAACCCTCCCGGCGCGGGACTGCCGCACATGGCCATGGTATTCAATGGCGGCTTTGCCATCGAGGAACCCGTGCCGCAATCCTTGAGCGCGGCAGCAGCCCCAAGGCGCCGCAATGCTCGCAACTTATCTCTTCGAAACGCGCAATCTTCTTAATGATGCGGGGTCGCAGTTCTTTAGCGATCCGACGCTGCTCAACTACATCAACCGTTCGCGGCGCCGCATTGCTGCCGCCTCTGGCTGTCTTAGGGTGATGCCGCCTGGGGTGCAGACCGTTGCGAACCAAGAGGTGTATCCGGTTGCGGCTTGGAACGCTCTGGTTCAGGGGGTCATACCCCAGGCGCAATCGATCCTGGCGTGCCGATCCATTTCGGTCAGCATAGGTGGACGCTGGCAGCTCAACGGCGACGGCAGCGGGCAGATCATTGGAGGGGCGTGGAAGCCAACATGGCGACGCATCGTATTCACCGACTTTCAGGCCCGGTTCCGCATCTACGGCCGAACGTTCATGGGCATTTTGTCGGAGCCCGGCTGGTGGACACAGTATGGTGAGGGAGCTTCCGCCCAGATTTATCTCGCGCCCATCCCGACGGCTGCCTTGCCAATGGAGGCAGACCTTACTGTAATTCCGCAGTCCTTGATGACGGACAGCGATTACGATCCAATTCCATATCCGTGGACTGATGCTGTGCCCTACTGGGCCTCCGTGATGTGCCTGCTCCAGCAGCAGCGCCGTGAGGATGCGGCGGCGATGGCCGAGCTGTTCAACAGCGATCTGCCATTCTGCGCTTCTGTCGTGTGCCCGCAGATGATCCAGAGCGCCTATGGCGCAACGCTGCGGAGCGCGTGATTGCCTATCCAGTCTGATAACCCCCCAGAGCTGCACACTCTTGCTGCGTGGCTGGGCCTGAACCAGCAATCCCGCCGCGGGTCGATCCAAGACAACGAGGAATGGTGGAACGAAAACCTGTTTGCGATTGGCCCCGGCAATCTGCGCTCATGCTGGGGTCA